AATAATAAAAAAATAGTTTTAATGGAACAACCTTCACAATATATTCTTGATCTTGAAAGAAGATTTCCTGATGAAGATATGGTTGGATATTGTAAAGAAATTTTAAAATATCCAGCAGAGGTTAATCCTTCAATTGAAGAAATAATAAATCTCCCTGATTCTGTTAAATATGGAGATTTAGAGCTATCTTTAAAAAAAGAAGATGGAAAAAAAGATCTATATCTAGCACAAGAAATAATATATTCAGTTAGACAAAATAAACCTAATGCAGCTTATGTAGGAGAATTCTTTTTAAAAAAATTAAAAAAAGATGTTAATGATTATAAATATCAAGAACTTATAAAAATAGGTGAAGAGGTTTTTAAACAAGTAGGTGAAATGCTTTATTTAGGTCAAATTAGGGAAACATTTCGTAAAATGTAATGGTATTCAATATAATGCTGAAAGTATAGAATATATGATAACTTGTATAAGCGGATATACTAAAAATTTTAAGGATACAGAAAATTACACTGTTAGAGAATTACAAAGGTATTTTGACAGACTTATAAGATATGTGGAGGAAATAAAAGATGGCAATTAGAACTTTAAGTATAAACATAATGAGCTACTTAAAAGGACAAGGCTTTCAAGCTGTTAATAATCAAATAAATGGCTTAAAGTCTAGTTTGTCATCTTTAAAATCAGTAGCAAGTAATGGACTATTTCAAATGGCTGCTGGATATTTTGCAATATCAAGTTTAATAGGGCAATATAACAAAGCTGTTGAAGCTAGTAATTTACAGTTAGAAAATGAAACAAAGTTATATGCAACTTTAAGAGCACAAAATTTTAGAGATGAGCAAATTCAAGGTCTAAAAGATTATGCTTCTGAACTTCAAAAAACAGGAGTAATTGGAGATGAAGTATCATTAGCAGGAATAAGACAGTTAGCCTCATTTAAATTGAATGAAGAAAGTATTAAAGAGTTATTACCACAAGTTCAAAATTTAATGGTTGCTGAAAAAGGTTTAAAAGCAACTTCAATGGATGCAGAAAAGTGGAGTAAATCTTTAGGAATAGCTGTTACAAGTGGGCAAGTTAGAGTATTAAAACAAGCTGGGATTGTACTAGATGAACATACACAAAAAGTTTTTGAGAATGCTACTCAACAAGAAAGAATAGCTATATTGGCAAAAGAAATTAAAGAAAGAGTAGGAGAACAAAATGCTGAATTTTTAAAAACTCCCGAAGGAAAGATAGTTTCAGCACAAAATAGAATAGGAGATATCTATGAATATATAGGTGGACTTGTAAGAGATACAAGAGCAGACTTTTGGAGTATGATTGCTGATAATGCTGAATGGATTCAAGATTTTTTAGGTGGACTTATAAAAGCAGGAGCAGGGGCATTTAATACAATTACTAGAACAATAGGAGGTATTTTTAATGTTCTTAAAGCATTGCCACCAGAAGCAAGAAATACTATTAAATTAATAACTGGATTTTTGTTATTAAAACAATTTCCAATTATTAGTGGCTTTTTGATAATTGAAGATATATTTGCAGCATTTCTTGGAAAAGAAAGTTTTACAGAAGATGCTATAAATGCAATTCTTAAATTTACTGGAACAAATTATAGATTTGAAGATTTGAGAAAAGGTATTGCAGATTTATGGGATTTATGGGTAAACAAAGCTGATTCAGGAATAGAAAAAATTAGTCTAACAACTAAGGTTTTATCTGATTTATTAGATACTTTACAAGGTGGGGCTGGGTTACTTCAAATGATATGGGGAGCAACTGGTGGAGCAATTTATGATTTTGGAAAGAATACTGTAAATGTACTTACAGGAGATTTTGAAGATATTAATTGGGACACATCTTTAGGAAATATATCAGGTGGTTGGGACAAATTGTATGGTGCAGGTCAACACATGAATGAAACTGATGATATGCACCAAAAATATGTCCTTGATGAAGCAATAAAGCAACAACAAAAAAATTTTAAAACAATGGAATATGTTCAAAAAAATCAAGGGAATATTGCTTTTCCAGTAGAAAAGGAAATAATAATTCCAGGTTCAGCACCTGTTATTCCTTTATCAACTTATGGATTTCCTTATGAAAATAAAACAACAACTAATTATGGAACTTATGAAAAAAATAAAGAAATCCAACAACTTTTAGATAATAAAAATAAGGAGATTAGTAAAGTAGATACTTATTATGCACCAAGACTACCTGATAAAAAAATAACTCAAGATACTAGACAAAAGGTAGAAAAATCAGTGGTAAAAAAAGAAAATAAAAAATTTGAATATGTAAACAATTCAAAATATGAAATAAAAGTCATAGGAGAAGTACAAAATGATGTTGCTAAAAAGGTTGAAGGTGTTGTAAGAAGAATTCAGGAAGAAGAGAAGCAAAGACTAAGAGCAGAAATTGGAGGTAACTACACTCAAGCAGGTGGTTTAGAATGAGTTTATTTAATAACTTAATGCAAATGATTGAAGATTATTTTAATAAGGGAAAAGAAAAATCAAAACTTGGGGATGTAGAGCTTGATATTATTTCAGAAAAATCAAGAACCATGTCAACAACTGTTACAAATAGAAGAGTTGAAAAAGGATTTAATATTGCTGATACAGTCAGAAAAGAAGCAATGCTTATAAATATAACTGTTGTAGACAATTCTAATCAAAAAGAATTTAATAGAAAAAGTTTAGAGCAAATGCTTGAAGCAGGAGAACCTATACTTTTCTATTATGCTGGTAGAGATAAATATGAAAATATTGTAATTGAAAGTATTGAAGAAATAGAGGACTACACAAAGAAAGATTGTTTTACTTATTATATAGTTTTAAGACAAATAACAGTTGCAGAAATTAAGTCAACGGATGTAAAAACTGACTATAAAAAAGCTAAAAGTACTGGTGGGAAAAAGAGAAGAACTACTGCAAAAGTAAAAGGTGCAACTAATACTGAAAAAGCAAAAATAGAAGCAAAAGGGAAAGAAAAAGAAAGAGGAAAATCATCACTTAAACAATTAGGGGGATTAGTAGGATGATAAAAGCATTAGAAATAGATGTTGAAGGTATAGAACAAAACGGAATAATAGCCGATATTGGGAGTAACTTAAAATTAGATTTAATTTATAACAATGTAGACAGCTATATTTACATATCTATATTAGATTCTGATGAAAACAGAATAACTGGCTTTTTTAGATTAGTACCTGATACAAACTTTTTATCTCTTGTAAGAATAGAGCAATTACAGCAGTTAAGATGCATAAAAATAAATGACTTTGCTGAAGAAAGAGATAAGATAACTCCTAAAAATCTTAATAAAGATTACAAATTTTTTCTGATAGGTGATGATAATGGCTAAATTATGGAAACAAGTGAGAGTGGTAACTGTTGGAGAGTTAATATTTGATTATGAAGACATTGATGTAGAATTTGATGTTAAATGTACTGATGATAATAAGAGTGATACAGCTACTATTAAAATATATAACTTATCTGAAACTACAAAAAATAAAATCCAAGCAAATCAAATAGTTAATATTGATGCAGGTTATAGAGAATTACATCAAAGCATATTTGGTGGCTTAGTTGAAAGTGTAAGAACATATAGAGACGGAAATGATTTAGTAACAGTTATTGTTGCAAGTCCTAATAATCGTGCTTATACAAATACAGCTGTGAATGTACAATTTAAAGCAGGAATTAAAGCAAGTGAAATATTAAAACAATTAGAAAAAAGTATTCCATTTAAAATAGATGTTAAAGAATTAGCAAAAGATACTGTTTATCCAAATGGAAAAGTCTTTTCAAATAGACTTTCTAATGTTATTTCAATTTTAGCCAAAGATACTGGAACTATTGCAAGATTTACTGATACAACTATTGAATTTAAAGTTCCAGGAAAAGCATATAGCACTACTTTAAAACTGGGAAGTGAACAAGGTTTAGTTAGAGTTGAAAAACAGCAAGAAAAAGCTGAGGTAAAAAAAGACAAAAAAGAAGATAAGAAAAAGAAAGAAAAACAAAAATATACAATAGAAGCATTTTTAGTTCCACTTGTAAAAATAGGACAAAAACTGCAAATAGAGTCTTCTGTATGGAATGGAGAAGGAATAGTTAAAGAATGTACTTATACAGCTGGAGATGTTGAAACATTTTCAGTAAATGCAATTTTAGAGGTACTTTAATGGAATTAGAAATAATAAAAGCAATGATTGAGGACAGACAAAATGAAATACATACATCTTTACCTGCTATTGTAAAAAGTGTTAATTATGGTGCTGGAACTTGTACAGTTGAAATAATACCTCAAAGGGTACTTTGTGGAAAATTAACAAAATATCCAACTCTAATTGATGTAAAACTTGATTTTCTTAGATTTGGAGATTGGAAACTTCAATTTCCACGCAAAGAAGGGGATAAGGTTTGGGTAGGATTTTCAGAATCTACTATATCAGAAGATACAAGTTTAGAAAGGTTTAGCCTTAATGAACCATACATTATTGGAAGTTGTGAAGGGGGCTATGAAGATAATTCAGAAGATATTATTTTAACAGGAGCAGGGACAAGAATAGAAATAAAAGGCAATGGGGACATAAATATAATTGCTGGAAGTAATAAAACTACAATTACAAGCAATGTTACTATAAATGGGGATGTCACAATAAATGGGGATACTACTCAAGTAGGAGATACTACACAGACTGGAACAGTGACAGTTAATGGAAGCATAGGAGCAAGTGGAGATGTTACAGGAAAGGGTATAAGTTTAAATGACCATACACATAAATATAATCCTGGATCTAATCCTCAAACTTCAACAAGTAAAGCACAATAGGAGGAAATTATGGGAACAAGTGTAAAATTAAATAATAATTGTGACATAGTTTTTGATGAAAATGGTGTGTGTGAACTTGTTGATGGTGTTGAAGATATTATCCAAGCTATAAGGGTTGAGTTGGAACAAAATAAAGAACAATGGGTTTTAAATGTATTGTATGGAGTACCCTATTTAAATAAAGAAAATAAAGGATTACTTCAGATAAAAAATAATCAATCAAAGATAATTCAAGAGCTTATCAAAACCATTTCAAAATATGAAGAAGTGGAAAAAATACAAAGTATTGAATTTGTGGAAAATAGAATAGTAGCAAAAATTAAGATAAAGGGGGAAATATATACATTATGATAACTGAAAAAGGTTTTGAATTACCAACAGTAGAAGAAATTTATCAAAGAAAACTTGCTGATTTCAAGACAGTAAAGCCAAACATTAGAGAAACAGATAGTAATGTCCTTATTCCTCTTTTAAAATTTGATGCTGCTGAAGAATATGATAGTTATTTACAAGGTTTAGCTGTTTATAATAATTTAAATGTCTATACAGCAGTTGGTAACTCTTTAAATGCTATAACTTCACATTTAAATATGACTTGGAAAAAACCACAAAAAGCAACAGGCAAGGTAGAAATAGAAGCTGATATAGGAACTATAATACCACAGGCTTGGGGGATAGAAACAGAGTCAAAAGAAAAATTTATAACATTGAATACAAGAGCAGTTAAAGTAGAAAAGAGTCCATTGCAATTAGAAATAATTGCATTAGAAGCAGGTAAAAATGGTAATGTTTCAGCAGGACAAATAATTAAACAAACTGAGATTATATCTGGTATTAAGTCAATTAAAAATAAAATAGGAACATTTGGTGGAGCTGATTTAGAAACAGACACAGAATTAAGAGAAAGGTATTTGGAAAGAATAGATAGAAAAACTTCATTCACAACAGAGGGAATTAAGAACTATATACTTCAAAACACTAATGTTAAAAAGTGTCAAGTATTAGAAAATGATACTGATGATTTTGATGCAGAGGGAAGACTAGCACATAGCTATGAAGCTATTTGTTTTGGTGATACTGATGAAAATATACTGCAAGCCTTATATGATTATAAACTTGCAGGAATTAGAGCAGTAGGAGATATAACAAAGCAATTTGAAGAAATAAGTGTAGGTTTTAGTAGAGCAATAGAAAAACAAATCTTTTTAAAGGTAGAAATTACAACTATTAAAGAAGTTTGGAAAGATGAATTTAAAAAAGTAATTAATAACATATTT